ATGAAAAACCAAACAAAAAATTACAAAGGATATACATTCAGATTCGAAAGACAATTCAATGGTAATTACAAAGTATCGGCCGAAGGCTTCGGCTCATACTGGTATCAATCAACTGCATCCGTTCGAGATGCATTCAGAAAAATAAAATCATTATGACAGATAAAAAGAAACACACAGTCTCATTCTCAGCGGATGAGACTTGTGTAAAGAATATTGAGACGCTGAGGCAAGCTCATCCGGATGTTCCGCTATCGGTACTCATCAGGAAAGCAATTGCAGATTACTTAGTCAAGTCAACAATCAAGTAATCGACCTTGAGCAAATTCCTGACAGTCCTGAGCATTGTCGCACGTCTTGCATACATCTCAGAGCTGCGGAATATCTCTCTGCCGTTGCGGTGAATACATCTGAAATAGAACTCTTTGTCTCTGCTTCGCATTACTTCGATTCTGTACTTTGGTTTTGGCTGTGCCATTGTTGCTCCTTTCGGTTATTGTTTTAATATTGCGAAATGAACTATATCGATATACTCTCCAGCTTTGAATAAGACTTGCTTTGATGTGCCTTCATACTCCATGCCGTTCTTGGCGCATACCCATCTCATCCCTTGATTGTCTGTTGTCAGAGCCGAAGCCAGTCTGCGAAGGTTCAACACATTGAATGCATAATCAATGATGAGCCTATACGCTTCAGCTCCGTAGCCTTTCCCCCATTGCGTCTTCTCACCGATGATGATTGAGATGTCAGCAGTCCTGTCAATCCAGTTGATATTCTGAAGGCAGATGTTACCGATGTGACGAGACTCTTGCTCTGTCACAATCCCGAACACAGTGTTACCGATGTGGGAATGTTTCTGCTTCGTCACAATCCCGAACACAATATCGCTCGTATTCTCAATGTAGTGCAGTGTCTTTTCGTATGTGTTCGGGAATCTGTAATGGCTGTTGAACTGACAGACTTCCTTGTCATTGAACCAGTTGACATACTCATCCGTGATGTCGGACTTTGTGAGTATGCATAGGTTTATTTTTGTGCCTGTGATGAAGGGGTGCATTGTTGTTTTTTTTTGGTTTATAATCTTTGTATGCCTTTTCTATTTCCTCATAAAGTGCGAGACTCCTACTGGGGTTACCAACATATTCGCATAAATTTTGGTGGATGGTCAGCTCTTTCACCTGTAACGCTAAAAGAAACCCAAAATCATTTTTACCAAGAACCATATCATACTTAGCAGATATATTAATATATTCTTCAAGAGCATTGATTATTGCGAATACTTCCTCTATTTTAAAAGTAATATTGAAAACAGTCTCTGTTCCTAATTTCATTTTATCTCCTTCCATTTATTTATAATATTTTAATAAATCTTCTTTCTCAACTCGCACGATACTCGAACTGTATGGCTTCTCAACATTCTCAAACTTATTCGCAGCCGTTGTGTGTTTCCGTGCAGATTCAATGACGCTGAGATACACTCCGCCGTCATACATTGCGGGGGTCATTGCGACCTGGACATTCTTGATTAAGTCAATCTCTTTCCGTCTGCTGATTAAATTCCAATCGAGTATCTCAAAGGCATTCGGAGTGAGGGAATACTCTGCATCTCCGTAAGGGTCTGTCGGGTGGAACTTGTACACATTCCCGATTCCGTAATGCTTTCCGTCAATCTCCACGAATGCGAATGAATACACCCGCTCATCATCTGCAATCCCTTCGATTGTGACGGGTTGTAAGTCTGACCAGTCGGCAAAGTCATTTGATGTCTGAATGCTCAGTGACATATCAGTGTACGGATGTGAGCGGATATACATGAGCCACTCGCCGTTCACTCTGTTCAGTGTCCTGTCCTGTCCTACAGGGTATTCGTAACTATCCTGCAACACTCCGTCAATGTAGAACAGTGAGCGTGGGAATTGCTTCCACACATACGCTGTGGAATAGACCTTGCCGTCATGGTGATAGTGTACGGCATTCGGTAAGTCAGTCTCAGTCTTTTCGCCTGTCATTACGTTGTACCTGCCGAGTTCCTTCCCCTCTGCAAGATACACATAGTCACCGCAGTTCCCGAATGCAGTGTATGGCTGTATCATTGTGTCAATGCCGTCGTTGGTGAAGTCTGCGATTAGCTCCATCTTCTCTGCCCTCCAATCAAGTAACTCGCATTATCCGCCTCATCCGACTTCACCAGAGCCTGAGTATTCCAGATTGCGTAATCCGCAGCGTCTGACAAGTGCGTAAGGTCTGCCTGTGACTTGTCTATCTTGAACTGCTCAGACCCTTTCTTCCATGTGACAAGCTCACGGTCTTGAATTGAGAATTTACAAGACTGCGACAGCTTCAATTTGCCAGTCTGGAACATCTTATTCACATAATTTATTCTGTCTCTTACCGGTGGGTTTGCTTCAGGTATTCTCAATGCAAACTTAACGTCATACTTAGCCAGTATCTTTTGGATAATCTCGTAATCTGACATAAAGCCCTTCGTTCCCTTTGCCCTTCCTGAAGCGTCACCTGTTACAATTATACTCTGAGCAATTCCAAGACTGCGAATATGCTGAGCCACTAACTCTGTCAGTTCCTCAGTGTTTGAATTGTCGATCCTCCATTCCCGAATCTGTGTGTATACTCCGTCATGGAATATGTACATCACTGCACACATCGGGTTGATATTGAAGTCATAGCTCACAATCAATTCAGTCTCGGACTTGAACATCGGCATATCAGTCCACAGTACAACGCAATTCTCACGGTTGAACTGATGGTAAGCCCTTTCGGCGTTGCGTATCATTCCCCAGTTACCGAGACAATAGATATTGTAATAATTCTCATCGGTATACTTCAACTGGTCGAGTTTCTCTTTGTACGCCGGATCAATGAACTTATTGTCGGTATATGTAGTCTTGAGCTTCGTCACTTTCGATTCATCCCACTTCCTCTGATTGAGCCAGTGTCCAATGTACACAGGATTGAATGTGAGTATAATCTGCTTGTATTCATCCGTTTCGCCACGCAATCTCAAATCTATCTGGTCAAACTCCTGCTCAGTCAACTCAGTGGCTTCCTCAATCCATACGCCTGTAATTCCTGCAATGGATTTGAGCTTCTCCACGTCATCCACACCCGCTGAGATGATGTCATTGCCGTTCTTACACACAATGTTCATCTCATTTTCTTTGATGTCGAAGTACGGAGTGAGGTTGTACATCGAGATTAATTCCTTGAAAAGTTTGAACTGTGAATTACGAATTGTCCTTGCAACCTTCCGAATCATTAAGAACCTGTGTTTATTTTTGCTCAAAAGCCTCACAAGTAACTTCTGAGCTGCGAACACACTCTTGCCCGACCCCGCACCCCCATAAAGCATTAAGTACGGACTGGAGCAAGATACAGCGTTTTGAAAGCATTCGTTCATGTCGATTCGGATTTCGGTCATTGAGCTATTCGCACATTTTTATTATTTCCTCGTATGTGAGTGATTCGGGTATTCCTAAATCTTTTTTCAGCATATTTAAATATATATTGGTCACCAAAAATGCTTTGAAAAAATCCTCTTCTGACGTGGTTAATGCTGTTGCTATCACAGCATCCCCTTGGTACCCGCAGTATGAAAAGTATTTGAGCCCATACTCTTTGGCAATTTCTGCGATTTGTTCGTCTAATTTATTTTGCTGCTCTGTAGTCATTTTTACCCTTTCAGTTTAATTTTTTTCATACAAAATTTACATTTACTTGAATATTGTTTTGGTTTTCCGTAGTCAGAGCTTCTTGCCCTGAGAGTTTGGCTCTGATGTTCAACAGCTTCTCAATGTCTTGTACCATGTTGAGATTAATTTCACCTGCATTGAGTTTGTCTTTCCATTGCTTAATTGCTTCGTCAATGATTTCTATGTGTTCCTTATTCTTTGCGATGATATCTTCCTTCGTCAGCTCTGACATCAAGAGCTTAATGTCCTGGTCAAACTTCTCCACCCGCTCTGCCCACTTGAACTTCTGTGACCATACCCGAACACTTCCTTTTCCGGTCTTGAGAATTTCTTCAAGTCCACGCAATGAGCGTCTCTGCCCCATTCTGCAGTACAACTCAAACGCATTTCTGTGACGGATTTTCTCGCCTTTGATCATAGGAATCTCATCCATGTTCGGGAACACTGTAAGTTGAGTGGTTGAATCTGTCATTGCCCTGCTCCGTTAAGTTGTTCATGCTCATAAGTCTGCATTATGAGGAAATTGTCGGGTTGAATGCTGACAGGTGGAGAGCTAAGACTCAGCAAGACTGTTATTATTATTGTTATCATAATTTTTAGTTTGAACTTGTTAATTCTGACAGTTCATTTTCGTATTCTTTTATTTTAGCTTTTATTTTAGCTGTTATTTCTTCTGGACTAAATACATCTGTGATTTTTTTATAATAACCGTTAGCCGAAAAACCGCTTACATAAATATCAGATATGTCACTTGAAAGTGTACATTCTAAATTCTCAATACTGCTTATTAATAATTGTATTTTATTTCTTTTTTCTTTGTCCATTTTTTTTCCTTTCGATTTAGTTAATACCCCCTTAAGTTATATTTTAAGAAATTTATGCGTCTTTCTTTTTTTTCTTCTTCAGTTAAGTTCCTGTAAACAGAAATATATCCAATCACGAACACCCATTTGTAAAACAGATATAATCCATTCGAAGGACTGTCATAACGATGAAGTCCAAAGCTTGGAAAATCTATTTCAATTTTCAAAGCATCATCGTCTTTTTCAATCCATATAAAATGCCAGCGCATAGCAATTGCATATTTACCTATTTTCATTTGGCATATCCTCCGCAAACTTTACTGTTATTAAATTTCGGATTTCTTCCGGTGTTACAATATCGGATATATTATAATAGCCTGCATCTTCTGACTTTATTAATATGCTTTCGGCGTCCAAAGACAAAATTAGATTTATTCTGTCTATCAATTCAATGTTTGGTTTTATTATGTCTTCTAACTTTCCTAAGTTGTAATATCCCTTAGATGTGCTTTTTTCCCAAATACCACCTTCTTCAATATGCTCAACCATTACGTTACCTCTGAAACTTTGCCACATTAACAAATATTCACCAGCATTAACTTTTTTATGTTCAGCCTCATACTTGGATTTTATCGCACTTTGCTGTTCTTGTGTGTACACCCGACTGCGGGTATATACACTGTCCGGATATTCTATGTCCATTTTTTTCTCCTTTCGGTTTAGTTAAATAAGCAAGTTTTCAAGTTTGCCGTAGTTTTGTTTATATGCTCCACAAGGACATATCCAGCAGGTTAGTGTTGCTATGAGCTTACCTTCTCCCGTTTCATTCCTTTTTTCGCATTTACTTGTGTTAATATCGGTAATACAAGTGAAAGGATGATATGCGGGATTATTTTGGAACTCATTCAGTTTTTTTATTTCTTTAATTGTCATTTTATTTTTCCTTTCGGTTTAGTTTAAATTCGTAAATCCATTTTTTTAAATTGTTATAAGTTTGTAAACGTCTTAAACTTTTTTCTGAATTGTCATTCGGGAATCCATCCGGATTATTCCAAAAATCTGATTCCCATTCGTCTAATGTCCTAAGCTGACATCCTAATTGGATATACCATTGCTGACTATTTTGTTCATAATAACATCTTGCAATATATTGGTATCCATTGGGGATTTCTAAATGAGATTCAGGGAGAACATAAAAATCATCACCGGCTTTAAAAATATCACCGACTTTCAGATTTTCATCAGTTTGAAAATAATCGCCAACGTCGAAATATTTACCAATTTTAATATTTGGATATTTTTTTATTATTTCTTTTAATTCTTTGTCATTATCATAATTATATGATGTCCCGGCAATTGTAATTGTTTTCATTTTATTTCTCCTTCAGTTTAGTTATTTACTTCAATAAAATCCTTGTACGTAGCAAGGAAATTAACCGGCATCTTCAGATACTTAAGTTCTCTGTTCGCCGTCAATTCGTTGTAATTCCGTGTTGCTTTGATTAAGTCATTGTAGTCCGCCTCAGTCTTGATCAGCTCTTGAAACACACTACGGACTTTCTTCACATCACCTTCTCGTTTGTTGTAAAACTTCCAGAACTTCTGAAACTTTTCTTCTGTCTTACCATTGAGAAGGAAGTTTAACTCATCATTCGCTTTGCTATGCTCTTGATCTATTTTTAAAAAATCCATCCTTCCCGATTTTTTTTCTTTTCCTTTTGTTTGGTTTGATTTTATTTTATTTAGTTTTATTTTATTTAATTTAGTTTTATTTAGTTTGTATACTTTCTCGCCCGAAGTTTTAGAATTTTCGCCCGAAGTTTTCGGAACTTCGGAAATTTTCGCCGAAGTTTTTCTTTCATACCGCTTTCTTGCTTCCACTCTGTCTCCGTGAACACGCTCATAATTCTCCTGAGTAGTTTCTGTCGTAATCACTCCGCCTTTCATCTTGATTAGCTTGCAATCTTTGGCAAGGTATTTCAAAAATTCGTCGAACTCTTCCATATTAAAATCAAGGTCACTGGCAATGATTGCCTTGTTATAACCCTTGTTGAGATTGAGTTTACATGACTCTGACTTTGCTACCATATTGTTCAATGCCCAGAATTTCCCTTCGCCTTCCCACTTATATCTCAGTCTCAGCATCTTAAACTTAGGATGGTTATGTGAGTTGGCATCGTGCTGATAATAATCTAAGTTTTTTTTCATATTCTTGTAAAATTATAATCTTTAATCTGAATGACTCTGAATGACTCATCAACCTGCACTTCGATTCTTCCTCTTGAGTGCCATACTACAAGTCCTTCGAATCTGATACTTGTATCAGACTTACAGGCAAAGTAATACCAGTGATTTTTAAGTACATAATTCTGCAGTATTTCCTTGTAGTGCTTCTGGACTTCTTTCCAGTTAATATCTATATGCATGATTGTATTAGTTTAATGTTTTAAAAAAAAATCTCCTAACAGGGATCAGACAAACCTGACTTAAATCCGATTTTAACAACCGATGAGTCTTATTTTCTCGAGCCAGCATCACCGATTAACCCTTTCAGAAACTCTCGGAATGAGCGGATAAAATGTAAAAGCTCTCACTCGTTGATTTATCCTATCCGTATGTCTTTTTGCGGAATTAGGAGTTGTAAATATCAATTACCTTCACCGATTGCTTAATCTTCTGCATGAGCTTTATCGTCGCATCAATCTTATTCGCTGCAAAACAACGCACATACCGGATGATGTTCGGATTGCTATCCGTTAAGTACTGGAATGACATTGTCCATTCAGTCTCAGTGTTGTTGTTGTCGCTTCCTGAAGTATTCATAGTAATTCAAATATTCTTCAAAGTGTCTGACTACCCAGTACTGTCCACCTGCGTCAGTCACTCGTTTTTGAAATACAATTTGGTTTTGGTTTAGCTTATCCGTATCAGACTTAATCTCTATGTCAATCGAGTACCCGTCGATGATGGCTCTTATATCAGCCGCTCCTGCATTCTGCGACGGTCTCCAGCTGATTAACTTGCCTTTGACTACTACCGGAATACCTGTAGTGTTCACTCTGAATGCAGCACCTTTGTGGTATTCGATATGTCTGATAATAGAATTTGTCAACGAGTTTGTGTATTTGTTTTGGTCAACTACTGGTACAGTCTGATTGAATAAGTTCTTACCCTTCATGTGCAACTGACATTAATTCAGATTGCTTTGCCTGTTCATTGAACATGTCAAGCTGCGAGCCACAGATATTTGCATCTGTCATCTTGACTTTTGCTGCGAATGATGTTACTCCGTTTTTGTCGTTCTTAACTGCGACTGATATTGACCAGTCTTTCCGCAGGTCAAAGTCAATCTTACCGCCGAATATTCTCTCCAAGAACTCTGCCACTGCATGAGTCTCAGGATGCGTGTTGTTGATGTATGGCTGTTTCACTACCGCTTCGTTGCATAGCTTTATATCCATTTTTATTTTGTTGTGGTTTGTAAAAATTCTTGTAATGCTTCCTGAGTATGTTCAGGCACTTAGGAGTGTAAAATCCGTACTGCCAGTATTGAAGATATTCTCTGGCTTCTGCTTCGAGACGCTTCTGGACATCTTTACGCTTCAAGATATGCTTCTTGATTCTCTGCCAGCGTCTGTACTGAGCTGTGAAAGGTATAAGTATCTTCATTCTATTCTCCCTTCAATTTAATGTTTAACCTTCTTGCACCTCTGGAATCTTCCTTGTGCGTGACAATGCCATTGACCCCGAAGTCTATAGTGTCGGAGTCTTTCATGAATGCCTTGATTCTGTTCGAGCATTCACGTTTGCGCTCTTCATGTTGTTTGACTAAGTTTGAGTGTGTTATATATGCTTTGACATGGAATAACATTATATCAGTCCCTTCAATGACCTTCGGCTCAATCCTGTATCTCTTTTTTAAATACTCTTCATAAGCCTTGCTGTCATCCGGTGCAGGCTCAAGTTCTGCGAGTGTGATCCACTCAGTGAGCCTGTGCGATGCATTCTGAAATTCTTCGAATGAGTTTATCTCTGCTGTGTCTGCGAAGTCTGAGACTATCTCTCTTGCACGTTGCACGTTTTCCCAGAATGTCTTCGTCTTAGAAATAATCTTCTCCTGAATTTCCTGAACTGCCTCAAACGGAATGACTGACATATACCGACCGTCTTTGAGTATGGCAATTTCGCCGTATGTGTATTCTGTGATAAGTAGGTAAGTCTGTAATTGTATTAAGTATGCCGGTGGAATGCCGTCTTCCCACTGATTCGCAGCGAAGCCTGAGACAGTCTTAATCTCAAGCACTCCGGATGGATTGCTGAGGATTTTTCTGTCAATGTTGGCAAATAAATGTGGGTATTCCTGATTGATAAGTATCGAGTTCACTCTCTGACATCTTCTGACCGGAGTCCCCGCATTGTAATTCTCAATCATTGACTTCGGATCTCCGCCCCAGTACTGCCACCTGTCGGCAATGAGTTCTTCAAGAGCTTTACCCCAGTGCATTGCTTCGGTTTCCTCAGATTGTCTCAGGTCTAAGACTTTGTCCCAGAACAGCTCTGCTGAGGCTTTGTATGGATTCAGTCCGAGAACGGAGGAGACTTCGCTCCCCCCGATCCCTGTATGCCGATGAGCCAGCCACTCATCCTTTGACATGTTCGTTGTTGAAATTTTAATCATCATTCTTTACCTCCGAGCATTTTCAGTGTTTTCTTAACTGTTATTTTCTCAGCAGTCTCCGCTTCAGGAAGCACTTCTGCTGTGTTCACACGTTCTCCGATTTCTGCGAGCATGGAATATTCGAGCAGGTAATTATTTTCGTTGATGAAGTTTTTTATCTCTGCGATTCTTTCCGGTGTGTTTTCTTTCCATGAAAATTCCACTGCGTAATACTTCAGTCCAAGTCTCTTGCTTTGCTTCTGTCTCATTTCGCCGGTGATTACATAGTCTGCAATTGGTTTGCCTTTACTGATTAAGACTTTCACAGTGTCAAGCAGATTGTCTATTGATTCTGTTTTAAAAAGTACATTTGATACTGTGTTGTTTTCGTCGACGAAAAGCACTTCAATCCAGTCCTGAGCTTTGTACTCGAAAAATTCTCCAAATACTTTTCTCATTGAAAGAATCTCCATTTGGAGTTTGTTGCCGAGAAAATTTTCTTTAATCTTGAACTGCCCTACCTGGCAGTCTGATTGGTATGCAGTTGGTCTTCCTAAGTGGAATATTCCCTTGAAGTCCGGAACTGTGAATACATCAATCATGGTATTGCTTTTTTCTTTTGAGTTGTTCATTTTTGTTTGTGTTTAGTTAGTTTTAAAATGCCCCTGAGTTCGCTGCTCAGGGGTTTTGTTATTTAAGAAGCTCTTCTTTTAATGTCTGTAAGTCCTCAATTAAAAGCCTGAGACACTCTTCATCCATGACAAGCTCAATTGCACTGCGTAGATGCGACACTGTGAGTGTGCAGATGCCGTTTTTCTTGCCGTCAGTATCGAGCCTGACTTCATACTTAGTGTTTCCTAAGCATGTGAATTTCTCTGAGAATATTTCCTCCGCAAATGGCTCCTGCGGTGATTCACTGTCTCTTGATGAGAGCCAGTAAAAGTCATTTAGATTTTCCATTTAAGTTTTCATATATAGTTTTTGAAATTCGATAAGAGATTAAGACTAATCCTTCCTTATCGGTGAATTTAATGTGGATATAATTGCGTTCTTCTGATATGTTATGATTGAAATTTTTATTCTCCATATCCGATAATAACCTGAATGACAATTCGCTTAATGTCATAGCAGTACTCCTTGCCCTGTCTGAACTTGCTTTACAGATAAGACCTTATAAGTAGTTACGTTCCTGTTAGTCTCTGCATTGAATGTAGTTCCGGATTCCATTACAACTCCTTTTGTCGTCAAGTCTGTCAATGCACGTCTGACAGACGTAATGAGCATGTGAGTTTTGTTGCTTATACTCCATGCGTCATTGATTCCCATGTTCAACTGTCTCAGGACTTCTTCTTCCTGAGCTGTGAAGCGTGGCTTTGTCTTGGTGTATGACTCTCTGCGGTTGCGACGTGCGTTCATGCGATTTCCCTGAGGTTAAGAATCTGTCTGCGGTGTAACTGTTTCACCGCAAATCTCATAAGCTGCGAATCTTTCTCAAAGCCGAGTTTCTCTTTGAGCTGTAAAAGCATAGCACCTAACTCTTCATCGTATCTGACAAAGGCAGACTTGCTTTTATTGTTTCTGATTTTTTTTTGTCTTTTTTCTTTATTCATTATTTGATAGCATTGATTAATTAATTTATACAAAGATAATTGTAATATTACTATTTGTCAATAGTAATTTTACTATCTACAAATATTTATTTTGTGTCTACAATAGGTGAAAATATTAAACTATTAAGAAACGGCAGAGAGTACAAAGAATTTGCTGCATGGTTAAGCCCTGAGGGTAAAGTTGACAAAGGGAATTTGTCGAAGTATGAAAAAAATAAAATCAAACCTACGTTTGAATTTTTCTATGCTGCTGCAAAAAGAAATATTAATTTGAATTGGTTATTGACAGGCAAAGGTGAGATGTATGTATCTGATAATAAGAATGATGACTTGCTCGCACAAATTAACAAACTCAATCAGAAAGTTCACTTCTATAAAAATGAAATCGGGAAAGTCGCAGAAAAGATTAACTCTATATACAGGGTAAAAAATAAGCATGAGAAAAGCAATGAGGACTAAATTGGTAACTTCAATATACAAATCATTCGCAAAAACATTGAATATTGACTGCATAGGCACATCGCAGCTGATTCGTAATCAGCAGGTCGCAGGTTCAACTCCCGTCGCCAGCTCATTGTTCTTTGCAATTGGTATCAAATTGGTAACTCATGTTCATATATAAGCGTGACAATGGGTACTATTATCTGTACTGGACTGAGAATGGGAAACGCAGGAAACTCAGCACAAAGACAAAGTCAAAGTCTGAGGCATTAAAATTCCTGATGTCAAAGCGTAGCACAAAGACCCGCAGCGTGAGTGTCTCAGAGCTTCAGACTGTAATCCAGGATTACGCCAAGACAAACTCAGCGGCAAAGACTCAGCGACTGTTCAGGATTGCGTTTGACAATTTCATTCGGATCTCCGGAAACAAACCGATTGCGGATGTCACAGCTCATGATATTGAACATTTCAAAGCTAAGTCAATCCAGAGCCAGTCCATTGCGACTGTGAATATATACTTCAGGACATTGCGGAGTGCATTCGGCATAGCAGTGAGAATGAGAATGCTGAGTGAGAATCCGTTCCGTAATGTCAAAGAAATACCGAAGGCTCAGACTGAGATACTTGCATTCACGGATGGCGAAGCAAGGCTCATCATTCGCAGTGTCAGTGACAGCGAATTGGAGTGGTACATACTCACAGCCCTGTATACCGGAATGAGATTGAACGAAATATGTAATCTGAAGAAGGATGACATTGATACAGAATTGATGTTGATAAAGATTCGCAATACTGAAGTATTTCAAACTAAAACAAAGCGGATGAGACAAGTGCCGATTAATCCGCAGTTAATTGGTACGATTGAGAATATGCCTGAGCGGATGTATACGAGTACAACAGTGTCAAAGAAGTTTAAGAAGCTCATCCGCAGTCTCGGAATGAGTGAGAAATATCACTTCCATTGTCTGAGGCATACATTTATTACAAGTCTTGTCAAGCTCAATGTTAATCTGAATTACATTAAGGAACTCGCAGGACATTCAGACATCAAGACCACAATGAACTACATTCACATAGTCACTGAGGATGTGAGAGAGTCTGTCAATAGATTAGATTTTAGTTAAGTCTTTCAGGCTCGCTTCGACAGACTTAATTGTCTGCGTAACATCCGGATATGGCTCCTCTTTTGTTCTCCAGATGTGAAAGCACTCGAGACATTCACGGATTCTGATCCTGATAGATGTGAGGTATGTTTCGGTTTTAACCACTCGGCTGGCAGTGGACTTGCATTTTGGACACTGCATAATATGGTTTATGCAAACTTATAGAAAAATTCTTTAACTTACAACATCCGCAATTTAATCACTCTTCATAAGTAATTAATACCCTGACTGAATCGTCAATCAATCCGGTAGATGCTACTGGCACCCAAACAGCGACATTAGTTGTATCTGCATATACTATCACGCCCATATTAGTCTGAGTTGTAATATTCGCACCGTGCCCTAGCACTTTCCTTTGTGCGTCGGTTGTGTCTCGGAGCAGTGTGTAATTAAAGCCAATTATTTTTTTGAAATCAGTCAAGCCGTGAGCCATATTGACGTAAGTCCCCACTGCTGTAATTTTCCCCCGTACCAATTTGAATTTCATTGCAGGTGAGTTATTACCGATTTTATTATATCCATTCAACACCGCCCGCCCGTCAACATTCAGCGAGCCATCGACATCCATATTCATTGCACAATATACGCCGTTCGTACTGTCAACTTCAGCAATACGAGTTCCGTATTGGGTATAAAATGAAGTCTTGTATGAAGTGAATATCAATTCATTAATCTGAGCGGATATGCTAATCTGCGGAGTTGTACGCCAGATAAAACTTGTTGCATCAGGCAAATAAACGCCCTGAGCGTCTGTCAATACTAACCTATCAGCGAGTATACTATCATTCACTGACAAGCTCCCGCCTACATCTACATTGCTAAGGAAATCCGCTTTGCTTTGAAATTCCGCCGTGTCGGTTGCTGTGATTTTACCTGTGTTGAGTGATGTACTTGTCACTCCTAATGCATCTACATTAGACATATACGAAGTCGAATTAAATGTCTGTACGCCTAAGAATGTATTCGCTCTCTTAAGTCCTGCGACATTCACAGTATCACGTTCAAAAAAAATCTTACTTGTATCAAGTCGGTAAATTGACAAGTATTTATTAGTGTCAATTCCCGAACCGCCGCCGCCTGCAAACGGAATGCCGTTCTGGTATATGTTTCCGGTAAAATTAAAATCGCCGTATATCTGTGTGTTTTTGTTTATTGTGAAATATCCTGTTGAGTCTACAAGCCTAACTTTACCGATAGGAAATCCAGGGAAATTACTCTGTGCAATTGACACAGTTACATATATTAGTGCTAAAATAATAAATGCAATTAATTTTTTATTCATTGTTATAAATTTAATTTTATTTTTACTTAATAACATAAATCATCGGGATCGATCCCATATTTACCATCCATTTTATCCGATATTGCCGATGCATTAGTCCTCACATATCCGCCTTTAGTATTCTCATCAAATACGATCGAGCCGTCAACATTTTTTACAATGCAATGCCCACGAAATTCGCAATTAACGAATGACAATGATGCAACTTCCATTTTAAAAATTACATCCTTGAAAACAAAATTCTGAAACACAGGAGTTGCTCCGTCATCTTCAAGAGTAAGTGTGACATTCTCAATGATACTTCTGCCAAGCACTCCGATTGTGTAAGTATCATCACCGACATACAATTCGACATTCTGATTCTTGCCCTTCAGACTTACGAAGTCAGGGAAAGTCTTCGGAGTTGCTGATGCAATGATTTCCACGCCTGCAGTCCCTGCACCTTCGATGTCGATTGTATATCTTCTTGAGGCTGTTGCGAAAGCTACTGCATTGGCAATTGCACCTGCGTAAGTGTTGTATACCTTGTTTGTCTGATTGATTCCATTCGGTATGAGTCTGATTACGTTCGGTCCCGTCTGGTATGGCATTGTTTCCACTTCTGCAAACTTTATGTCAACATACCGCATATTCGCCGCATGTTCAGGTGATTCCGGTAAATCTGCAAGCGATAGTTTATAGCCACTTATCACATTGGTATTCCTGAGTGCTACTCCGCCGGTGAATGAGTTCGAGCCTGTGAATAGGTTATTGCCGCTCAAAGTATAACTCCCTGAAGCAACCATTTTTGTGTCTGCATAGTCTCTGTTTACTCCGCTATCCCCTGAAGTTGGTGGATCAGTGATAATTATCTTCTTAGTTGTCGGGATTATAATGTCATCGCCTACCTTGACGTATCTCTCATCGGCTTCGGATTTCCGAATGAGTGAGTTCGCCTCTGTCGTTGCGGCTGCACTTCTGAACTCAAGATTCTCACATTCCCAGTATGTCCCTGATTCGTCTGTGACTTTCCTGAGCCTGCCTTCATCTGAAGGAAGCCACTGAGCAGGGATTGTGTCATCTTCAGTGCCATTGATGAAAAACTTATACTTGTTATATGCCACGTCTGCAACAGTGTACACTCCTGCCTTTCCCATTACGCCTGCCATAGTATACACATCAGTCGCATAATTGTCTGTCACGTGCCTCATTGTCACAGTGAGTCCGACTCTTCCGGCTCCTGTCTCAAGATCTCTTAATACAATATTAACTGGATTTGCCATAGTTATATTTTAATAGTATTCGTAACCGACCATTGCACCTATCACCGGAATGTAATCCGGATCAATGACGCTCACTTCTGTAATCGGGTACTTGTTTATGAATGAAATTTCAAATGAATTATTTGTTGTATTCAATCCGCCTCGATGATGCGGGAACAAATCTAAAGTCCGTTTCTCAGGCAATACTATCACCTCGAAGTACCGCCATAGATAATCAGTATGCGGAGTCAAGATCACTTTCTTCTTCTGTTTGCACGCCTTCTCAACTTCTGCAATCTTAAGCCTGTCGGATTTCTCGATGTATCCTGTGAAGAACAATCTCCACTCATAGTCATACCATAGCACATTTGATTCCTTCGAGCCGTCTGTGTACTGGTCCAGTATTGTAATGTCTTCATAGTACTCTCTGAGTGCTTCGTACTTGAAACTTATATCGATAGTCTGTTCGACTACATTCGCCGAGTTGTATATCACGAATCTTGGTTTGTCATATCCGTTTACAAATTTTTTACTCATATCTCTACAAACTCCGCTTCAATTGTTTGGTTAAAATTATCATAATCGGTTATTCTTTCGCAAAAATATCTGTATACATTCTCATTCCTGTACATCTTGACTACGCTTCCAAGTATCAATGGCAATGTTTCCGGAACTTTTAATTTAATATTCTTTCTTGGCTTGACTCCAGCTGACAAGTAAGACAATTCATACTCCGCAATGTATCTCCATAGTCTGAGCAGTCCGTCATCCGCAGAAGTCCAGACAGTATAACAGAATGTTATCTGATTGACGGAGTTGTTCGTCGTGAAGTCCCATAAGTCAAGTTTTACCACCTTGACATCCTGAGCGGAATACCCACGCCCGTCTGAAGTGAAGTAGTAGTCTGCCTTCGGACTGTATATGATTCGCCTTCCCGATGTTCCGCCTTCGTAAAAAAATCTGTTATTGCCTTCAATTATAAATCCCTGATACTGCTTCGCAGCTTCGCCGTTGTAAGTGTATGCCTGTGAGGCATAGAGATACATCAATACTCTGTCTTGTTTCATCTCTAAAAGTCCACGATTTACCGACAGGAACTTTCCTGCTGTTAAGTCGAGTAAGTTAAGCCCTTTGGACTTGAAGAATAGTATGAACTTGAATCTTGGTTTGCCGTTTGTGAGAAATCCGTTAAATTGAATCTTAAACTTAAAGCCGAAGCCAACCATGAATGATTTGAATGCATCCCACCTTGTGAAGATCTGACCGTTGTCCTGACGTTCACTGACGAATCTGTTGTGCAAGTCCTTACCCACTCTGATTGGTACACCGATCCTGTCCGTCAATGCAAGTCTTGATTCAATCTGTATCAAGTCATTCTGCGAGATTAGCTTTTCAGGTAAATAGTTATTCTCAAAGTCCGAGTCATTGCCAATCATTCCGAGAAACCCGCCTTTCAAGTACGACACTGCCTCCTGCTCAATTCCGTACACTGAGAATGTGACTGTGTTATTGCCGAGATTGAAGCTCTCATCGAATGAGATACTTAGCGGGTCAATGACTCCGCAGTAAGACCTTTCGTAAGTGCTTGTCTCACAGATTACAATGAATTTGTGATACTCTTGTAAAACTGATGAGCCGTCTGAGAAGAAATACTTCAAACTCTGATGCTGAATTTCAGAAACACCCTCAAAGCCAAGACTAAGCGTCAGGTCAAAGAAGCCTGTCTTCAGTGTGTTGATGTCTTCTTGGTCTTCCCATTCTTCTACGAATATCGGGAAGCTATCTTTCAGGACTTTCGGGAAAACGAATCTATCAATCACATTAATCTCATTCTCGAAGTAGTTCTTCTTCCACTCCTGTGAGATTGGGAATGCCGGAACAAAATATTTTAAAATTGTTACTCTCAAAATTTACTCTTTGTCATTTTAATTTTCCTTTGCACGCCGCCACGCTGTACAATCTGGTAACTTAAATTGTCTGTCAATGCTCCGTTCATCTGAATTATAATGTCGCCGCTGCTGCCTGAGACTAATCCGCCTGAATTGAACTGCCCTGCGACTGACGGGAACAGACCGCCGCCGTTGAGCCAAGTCAGGAATCCTGTGCCGAGCTGTGAGGCTCTGCTCCTGTTAATGACAAACTCACCTGGAGTGAGCATAGCCGGCACAGTGTCTCCTGTTCCACTTCCAGGTACTTGCCCGCCAGATGCAAGACCGAGAATTGAAAATATACCGCCTGAACTCGTACCGCCTACAATCGCAGAAAGCAGCGAAGCAAATGAGTTCGCAAGTGACAATCCCGTCTGCAATGCTCCGAGAAACTTAGCACCGAAACTGTCAGCTGCAAAGCCGAGTGTACTTGAAAATTGCTGTGCGAATGAAATTCCCTGAGAGAATACATCATCAAGGTTCGCTTTGTCTTCTTTCTTGAATATCTCAATCGGAGTCTCAAGTGCAATCCCTGCACGTCTGCCTCTGACTTTATCTGCTAAGTCTGAGAGTGTGCTTACACCTCTGACTTCTGCTGTGATTTTTTTGAGTTCCTGTATCCTGTCAACGTATTGAATCGCAAGCTCAAGGTCGCTCCGTTTGACAAACAAACCCTCTGCTTCAGATTCATTCGCAGATTGCAGGCTGATTTGTTTATTTACTTCAGCAAGTTCATTATTCAACTGTTGCAAGTATGAGACAAACTCTTTCTCATCTTTGCCGACTTTGCCTTTGGATGTTGATTTTGTATTCGACTTTCCAGTGTCACCTGTAAGTCCTATTGCTGACATTTTAGCTTCTATCTCTGAGAGTAAGCCTTCAATTTTCTCTAAGTCAGCAGAAAAGCCAAGTACATTCCGTTGCTCAATTGAAGCACCTCTGTCAGGTGGCACAAAGTCCATCTTTGCAAGACTTTCAAGTTCGAGTGCTTTCATTGTCTGCATCAATGCCTGAATCTTAGCTTTCTCAGCAAGCACGAAAATCTTTGCAGACTCAAGTTGAGCCTTTGACATGAATGCAATCTTTTCGGAAATCTTGTCATAAGCATCTGCCATGTTATTCGCAGAAATTCCCAGTTGGTCGAGTATAACTTTCATTGAGTCACTGACTTCCTGAGCGATTAGAGTTTCTTTGTTCAGTTGCTTCAGCTTTGACTCTGAAATTTCGTAAGAAGCAGAAAGCGAATAAAACAAAGTAACCAGACTGCCGATGATATAAGGCAATCCGCCGAGCGATGTGCCAAGTGCTGCGAATGCAATCGCCATTGCAGTGACACCGAGTGCAGCTCTTTGTGCAACCGGTCCCGCATCATTCAAATATTTCACTAAGTCTTTTAACGGACTTACAATTGGAATTAAAATATCGACAAGTAATTTCCCGAATGCTTCTTTGAGGTCACCGACTTGATTACTGAACATCTTCATCTGCCCTGCGGTAGTCTTCCCGACTGTTTCCGCCATGCCTTTGAAGTTGTTATCTAAAATCTTTGACAAGAAAATTGCCTGCTCAGTCCCTTTGAGTGATTTTAGCTTCTGCTCTTCTTCCTGAGTGAATGCAACCCCGACACGTCTTAACGCTCCGACTGTCTCTTCATTCACTTTGCCAAGCATAACAGCGACAGACTGCAAGTCCATTCCTGATTCGCCTGACTTCATATATGCAGCTGCAAGGTCTAAGAGTCTCGGAGTGAGTACCGCAATCTCTTCGGAGTTCTTTTGAAATGTGGTCAGCATCGCCTGAGCATTGATGATTTCTTCGTCCCCAAACGGAGTAATCTTCTGAAGCTCAGTAGCCTGCTCAGAGAGTTTATTTACCGAAGTCAAGCCCTCACCGACATTCTTAATGCCATTTGCTAACTTACTGACAGCGACTTCCTGTTGCTGATATGCATTGATAAAGTCACCGAATGTGGACTTGAGTATGTTCATCACAGAAGTCAGTCCCTGATACCTCAGTCCCAAGTTCTGTACACTGTCGCTGAGTTTGACTGTTGACACGCCTGCCTTTGTCGATGCAGTATCGACTTCCTGAAGGATTTTCTTGAACTGCTTTCCCTCAGTGTTGGCTTTAACAATGTCAAGAACTATCGATATTTTTAAATCACCTACGTTTGTCAACTTTTATTGTTTGTATACCACATTAAAAAATTCTCTTTCTCTTTGAGTATCATAATCACACCCGCCTCAGACACTTTCATTTTCTTCGCCTCAGTGAATTTCGTGAAGTCACCATTGCACAATGAGTATATCATATCTTCATATGTCCCTTTTAAGAAGTCTGGACTTCGCTCTCTGTTGTCTTTTCTGTATCTGATGATGTCGTATTCATATTCGCTGTAACCGCAGCGAGTTTGAAAATCCCTAACATATTGCTCACAAGCGGATTTAATGCGAAAAAATCTTCTATCACACCTTTCAGCTCTGAGTTTTTCAAGCTCAGTAGTTTGTCATCTGCAATCTCATTTTCAGATTGCAATATTATTCTCAGGAAGTCAACTATTAAGTTTTCCTTTGATATTATCTTAATTAAATCAATGACCTTAGTCGCTGCGAAGTCCTGAATATTGACTTTGGCAAACAGTTCAGTAATCTTGATGTCCTGAGCGAGTGTCAATTCCTCTTGCCACGCTGTGAGTCCGTTTGAAAATTTATATTTCTTTTTGTCCATTGAATTGGTTAGTTAATAAAAAGGCATAACCCGACTTAACCGGCTATGCCTGTAATATGCCGGAACTCCCGCAAGTACCGTAATTACACTCTTGTTGTGTCAAGCAGTACATAAAACGGATTTGTACCCGTTACCAGTGTGCCAGCCGTTGCATAACTGCCTGAAGGTAAGTCCGTACTCGGAGTCAGTGATGCATTCGTATTCTGAGGTACGAGTGAAAACTTCAGTGCAATTGTCTGATGAGAATTTCCATCCATTGACAATTCAATATTCTCAATCAGCTCTGCCTCCGGTGCGTATATCTCCATGTCTTTGCCGTTCGCATATCCGTTGTAATAGTACAGCTTCAGAAAGTTCGGTGATATAGTGTCAATTGTATCGAGTATCTCTTTGCTCACCTGTGCGAGTACAACTTCGAGCATTGACTTTGTAGTGGTCTTTCTTTCGAATGAAGTCGCATCCGCAAACTGAATCTCAGTTGATGCTGTTTGCTTTGTCAGTTTCCCTGAAATGATATTGCCAAGTGTTAGCCATGAACTGCCGTATTTGACTTTGAAATTGTTTCCTGACTTCAGTCTGACTTCCTCTTTGTTCTTTGTAATTGCCATTTTCTTTTATTTAGATTTAGTTAAAATTCTTTTTATTCGCCTATTGGATTTCCGTCTGTCCATATCGTTGTAACTGGATCCCACTCTGCAACAAGTGCCTTGAACTCTGCCTTTGTATCTGCGTTTGTCGGCATGGTTGCGTATGAGAAATCCGTTGTCCCTGCGTATATGCCTGTCATGTCTGCTCCTGTGAGGTCGTTGCGTAGCCATGCGTAGTAGGTCTGTGTGTTTTCGGCAGTGACGAGAGCAGGAGCGCCGGTAATCCATGCTGAATTAAAATACTCCAAGAAAGTAGCATTGGCATTGAGCAGGTCTTTAACTGCCGAGTTATTCGTTGTCTCATGTACATAAGTAATAACAATCGCCCTTGTCTCTGCATTAATAGTCATTCCTAACGCTCCGTCTCTGACAAGCTGGATTGTCCAGTCTTGTCCTTTGATTCTGGTTTTTAAAAGTATATTAACAACAGCACCATCAGATGTTTGAAGATTAAATCCATTCACCCCACTGTCATTCCCCTGAAACTTCAACCCATTCCAATCAATGATAGGTCTGCCGTCTGTCCAGATAGTGCTTCGCTTATCATAACTTGCCACTAAGTCAATCAAGTCTTCCTTCGATGTGATTGAAGTTGGCATTGTGGCAGATTGGAAATTGGCTCTGTCAATGATTGTCTCATCGAATCTGAAGTCGTCCCCTTCGATTGGTCTGTCATCCTCATTGAATTTCAACCCTGTGTAATTGAATCCTGCAAGGTCGGAGATTAGACTCGGCACTTCATACGCTCCAAATGCAAAGTCATTTAAGTACAGTCCGTCTCCCTTCTGTCTTGCAAGCAGAGAGCCTTTTGAAGCGAACAGCCGTGACTGTTCATACTCATTGATTACCTCATCGAACTTGTAATAGTTGTACTGCACACCGATATTATTCAAGTCGGGATTTTGCACAACGGCTCTGACTTCCTTAATTGTCAGCGTCTGTATTTCGCCGTAATTGTTAAAATATACCGTGTCACCGATTGTGTACTTCGGCTGTCTCGGTTTGTTTGTTAGTGACATAATATTTATTTTTAATGGATTTGAAAATTCTGTGTATAAGCCGTCTCTTACGGCTCTGTATCTGTAATAGTGCGTTCCCTCAGTATCAGGTGCGAGCTTTGACACTTTGAAATAATCACCCGAAGCAATCAGAGAGCCGTTGTCCCACAGCTCATATCCGTATGCATTCGGAATCGGTTCGATGTCAAACTGTGAATTACTCACACTGTCACCTTCAGGAATAGTAATTGCACCGACACTCCAGAGCGGAATCGGTTCGCTTACGTCTGGTACATTGACTGTGAGCATTGCATCGACTGTCTCAGTGAGTTCCGGAAACTCTGTATTCATTGTTGTAATCGGATTGCTCAAAACAAATTCATCGTAAATGTAAATCGATGTTTCAGTCCCGTTGTTTTCGTAGGGAGTGCCTGCAATTAAGTCTGAGAAAAACACTCTGACTATGTGAGGAAAGCCCACTGTATTAATTCCGTAACCGCTTCCTGTATTAGTCTTACAATTAATTAACTCAATGTCATACGCTCCGCCAATTGCCTGCAGATACATCCAGTCATTGCCGTTAGTTACTGTTGTATGATTACGTAAGTAAAATTCTGTATTGACTATCATATCCGGAAAGAAACCCTGTCCACTTGTCAAGTCAATACTTAAAACATCTAAGTCTATGCTTGCACATACGTCATCTGAATCGTTGAACACTCCGACACCTGTTGACTCTCTGCCAAATGCATAGAATCTTCCCTTTGTCTGATGAAATGTATGTGTGGTCATGTTATTCTCAATGCTGTTAAACTCAAAGTAACAGTCAGTATCTTCGCCGTTAGTCTCAATGATTGAGCCGTTACCACTGCTGATTATATCCACTTCCCCAAACACCTTACACCTTGCTTTCCTGAACCCCTGCGAAATCCAGAATGCAGGAACAGGCAGAGATTCCTTCATTCTGATCGTTGTGCCTTTCTCGATGATAGTGTCAACTCTGTCCTTAAGTACAATCTGTCTCTCACTGTAATCACCTGCCTCAATGTATATCACATCATTTTTCTTTGACTTCGCCAGTGCATTTTCCCAGCTCGAATATTGTCTCTTGTATTTGTTATTCGTATATCTCGGATTCACATAGAGAAATCTTCTGCCTGCTGTGTATTGTGATAAGTGATTAGAGTGGAATCTGTTACTGAGGTAATTGTTATGATGCACAGCCTTTGCGGAGCTTATGCATTCAATATCGTGATTCGTTGATCCGTAATTAAGTGTAATAGTTGATTCATTCACCGAGTGTGCCTGAAGGTTGGCACAGTTGATCCAGTATACTACTGCGACACCGAGAATGATTGCGGGTATAGTTGCGAGTTGCCTGTGCATTCCTGCAAGGAGTGTGTCAAGTGCGTTCCGTAATGTCTCTCTGGCAGTGAACACAATATTTTCATTTGAGTTTGTGTTGACAAATCTTAGTTCAAGTCCATGTTTGTAAAAGTATAATACATCCTGTTCGTCAATATCGTAATCCGTAGTTCCATTATTTATGGTTATCATTTTTCATAAACAAATTATAATCCGTCGACTAAACTTTCGAAGTCAGTTTTCAAATCCGCAGCCGTCGGGAAACACTCTGCAGAAGGGAACAGCTTATGCTCATATCCGGAGAGTCGATAATATATTTTCTCGACTTCCTCATCTGCATCATTCTTATACAATCTGTTTTCCGTCTCGACGACAACAGTCTCAACAGGTACGTCATTCTCAAGGATATACACTGTGTCACCGATCTGAAAGTCTGTTACTGTTAATTTATCTGCGTACTTCATAGCTTCTCCGCTGTACCTCCGACTCCGGTTGTGTCATAGTCTTTGGCAAGGAGCAATCCTACGCCTGCGATGATAGTTGCAATCGCCTGCTCGTAGTTACCCTGCACTGCCATACCGATACCGCCTGCAATGGTTAGTATTCCGGCGATAGTTGTTTTCCAGTTCTTCATGGTTGTTTTTCTTTTATGCGTTCTAAAAGTTGAATCCTTGTTTCGTGGTTGTTCAGTAGTTCACTTTTCTTTTGCATCTCGACTCTCAACTCAGTCAGATTTCTGTCTATTGAATCTAATGTCCTCTGGATAAAAAATCCAAACACCGATATAATCGATGCAATGGCAAGTGTCAGTAATTTGAGATTCATTGTGATTTTATCTTCAGGTGTTTTCGTCATTGTATCCTTTGGGGTAGATATATGATTTTAAAATTATGTGAATTACTGTTCGACTGGTTCGCCGATTGTAATACCCAATCCGACAGCCTGTTTCGGAGTTATTTCAACACCGATAAATCCTGTGATTGTACTTACACCTTCGCCCAAGTCTGCATCAGCTGATATGTCAATCTGTGCAACTCCGACTGTGCCGTTGTTTGAGCCGTATATATCGAATCTGTTTTCGTTCTCTGCATCTCTGACTATACTGCATACTTCAGGGTTTGAGCTTGAAACATTGATACTGCCAGCTTCAACCTGTGCAGGATTTCCGTTTGAGTCGACTGCCTGAATCTCGACTGTGACTTTCTGTGAATAAGACATTGAAACCATTGTAGTGTTTCCTTTTATTTTAATTCCGTTAATAAAAAATGTTACAATTATTCTGCCGTTATATCTGCAGACATTATAGTGATGGATTAACCCAAGTATAATGCCTGCTAATATGATTATAAGTAATATGCAGACCAATTACGGTTTGTATTTTACAACTGCAAATTTTGTGTCAAGCAGTTTACATCCGAAATGTGATACTACATCGTATACAGTCTGTAAGTTCACTGTGTCCCATGATTCTTTGATGTCACCGAATTTGGAAACAACTGCTGCAACTCCGGGACCGTAGATTCCGACCATTGTATACTTTTCAGCAGATGACACTGTGAGTGTCGGTAACAGACCTGTAATGAAGAATGTCATACCCATGAAGTTCAGGAATGTTCCGGTTGTAAGATAGTTCGCATTGTAAGACACTGCGTTCTTCACAACGTCAACTCCGAAGAACTCCGCTGCGATGTTTGCATCGATGCAAATCACTCTGCCTGACTTCGGGACTTTGTTTGTGTCCATTGTTGCGTTCAGCGCCACGATGTCTGCCCATGCCATTGACGCTCCTGCGAATGCTGTCTTGCTCGATGCATTTGTCTGAGATTCTGTCAGCACAAGAGTGTCGAACTTCTCTTGCAATGCCATTACAGCTGAGTCAATGTATCCGGTTATCAATCTTCCGTTGCTTTCGTACCTTGCTAATATCTCTTCAGCGAGTGGTACTGAGTAAGTTGCAAGACTCACTGTCTTCATTGTTGTATCAGCTTTCGATGCTTTTCTGTCTGAGCCTGTCAGTGCATATCCTGCTGTCTTAACGACTGGGACTGCGAGTGCAGGTATTTCCACAGAGCTTGCGCCCTGTTGAGTCAACCCGTCGAAGGATCGATTCATTCTTGAGTATATTCCCTGACCTTCAATCAGTCTTGCGACAACCGAGTCAGCGACTATTGCTTTTGAAAATGCCATTTTAGTTTAATTTGATTTTGTAAAAAAAATTAGTTTCCGAATACTGAATCTTTCTTTCTCAACTCTTCGATTTCTGCTTCAGAGAAATTCTTTGCGAGTGACGGGTCTTTCAAAATCTCTGCGTATGTGTATGATGTGCTTGCAGCCGCTTTGTCTTTGACTTGGTCTTTTTTGAATATTCCGTTCACTGTCAGACTGTCGAGATACTTTTTGCACGCTGTGAAATCCGCTGTTGCGAATGTCTTGATTGATTCTTTCTGTGCAGGTAATATCTTGCCTTCCTTCACTGCGAACTCAATCACGCTGTCAATTTCCTGTTCTTTGAATTTTGCAATTTCGTTTTCTTTGTCTGTGACTTCAGCTTCAAGTGCTTTGATTCTGTCTTCCACTTCAGTGAGTTTCTCATCATAAGCGCTGATGACTTCTTCTTCAGTCAGTTCAGCAGACAGGTCAAGTCTTTCCTTGAATTTTTTTATTTTGTCGCTCATTGTTTTTTTAGTTTTATTTTCGAAATTAATTTCTGTGCCTTCTGAGAAGTATATTGCTGCCTCATTGTCTAATGTCTTGAATTGCATTTCCGGTAAGCCTTTCACAGCAGGAAAGAGTACAAGCGAGACAGCTCTGAGGTACTTGCCTTTGCCGTCATAGTCTGCAATCTCGATTGATGGTCTTTTGTATTCGCCTTTGCTGACAAGTTCTTTTGCCTTGTCTGATACAGTCTTGAAGCTGACGAATAAGTCTTTGCCTTTTGCGACGACCTTGTCAACCCAGCCCAATGCCGAGCCATCTTTCTGATGATTGAGTGTGAGTGGTGCTTCGTGATATGTCGGATCGTAACTGTCAGCGATTGACTTGATGTCATCTTCACTGATGTCTCCCTGTGGATATTTCCCCGCTATGAATACTTTGTGCAGTTTCATGCGACAAAGTCTACCATAAAAATTTATTTTTCAAACTTATAAAAGTTAGTGGCGTGCAGGTAACTTTTTTTTTGTTATTAAAGGAATGACGGAAATTTATATTTGACAAAAAACTTTCATGTATACATTCATATTGGAATTGATTGAGGATTTGAAGACGACAGAGTTTTTCAGAATGGTAGATATATATAGAAATGAGTTTCAGAATGCGGACTGGAATCCGCAGTTCCCTGCCTGTCTTGTAAGATTAGAATCATTCCGCCCTGCGATCAAGACCACTGATAATTTCAGTCTTACAGAGACAGGTCAATTATTTATTTATGTGGTGAATAAAAACAGAGAGTCAGGCACTAACGCATTGAAGTTAGCTGAAGACCTTTACAATGAAATGGAAAAATTCGAATATGCTTCATACAAGTTGACTCAGGAAGGCATTCAGTTCGTCGAGACAGGCTACGGAGTTGACGTATATCAATTACAATTAACGGTCACAAATTAAAAGATTATGGCAAAAATAACACGACTAAAGACCCAGAGTTCCGGAGCAGTTCAGGGTAATGCTTCATACACTGCGGTAAATCAGAGTAACCCTCGTAATATCTACGATTTATATACTTCTGAATTTTCTTCACTTACTCCCACATCAGTGAAGAGTTACCTTGAATCCGCTCGGAAAGGATTGAACTTCTGGAAGAGTTTGCTATTTGACGAAATTCGCAGACGTGACCCGCATATCGGTGCAGTTTGCCAGACAAGGAAGCTCGCAGTGGCTTCGAGTAAGTATATGATTGAGTGTGAAGATGAGAATCTCTGTGAGTTTGTGAAAGGATTTTTAGACAAGTTTAACTTTACGAATTTCATTACAGATATAATCGAAAGCTCAATTCAGGGAGTAGCACTGTTTGAGATTAACTATGAATACGTTGAAGGCTTCGGAGTTGTGCCGTCTTCAATCGCACTCATTCCGAATCACTTAGTATTGTACGATGAGAAGTCACAGGAATACAGAATCATGGACATAGCCAAAGCCGATGGATATATGCTCAGGATATTGTCTGCGAATATTACACAGGATACAATTGACGTGAACAGAGTACCGCAGACTGAAGTCGACCCGATGAAACTATTTGAAGTACATTCCTTTGACGGTAATTCGCAGAATGGATTACTTAACGGATGTATTGATTCTCTGATATGGATTTATCTATTCAAGTCATACGGGATCAAGGACTGGTCGACTTATACAGAAAGATTCGCAACGCCTATTCGTGTCGGTAAGTACGATCCGATGATGAGCTCAATGGAGAAAAATTCACTCACTGAAGCTGTGAGGAATGTCGGACATAATTCATACATTGTACATCCGAACACAGTTGAAGTGAGCCTGCTCACTGACTCTGCGAAAAGTTCAAGCTCGGATTTATTTCAGGACTTCACTCGGTATTGGAATGAGCAAGTGTCAATCCGTGTACTCGGTCAGACACTCACAACGCAGATGCAGAGTTCCGGAAGTTACGCAGCAGCCAAAGTCCATGACAATGTGAGAGCCGACATCAAACACGCTGACATGATACTTGTCGAATCTTCAGTCAATGAACTGATCCAGAGAGTTATTGAATTGAACTTCCCGAGCGTGAAAGACTTTCCGAAATTCTCATTCGTCGAGAATGAAGATATTGAGTTCAAGATTCAGAAGGCGAATTTCTACAAGACATTGAAAGACACAGGAGTGAGTGTCAAACCCGAACAGATTGCAGAAGAGTTCGGACTTGAGCTTGCAGAGCCTGCACCGCCGACTCCGCCTGAGCCAGCCCCGAAATTCAATGAGGCGGATGATGAAATCTCGAAACTCATTGAAGAAATTTGGAAAGAAAAAAACAAATAAACTACTATGGCATACATCAGCGAAACAGATATTTTGCACCGCATACAAAAAGCCGATTACGACAAGTTAGTCGAAGTCTCTGAAGATGACGAACTCACTTCAGAAGACATAATCAATGAAGCAGTTGATACAGCTGACAGCATAGTCGATAGTTACTTGCAGAATCAGATTTCGACACTGCCTTTGGACAATCCGCCAAGAGCGATTAAACAGGCTTCGTGTGACATTGTCATCTACAATCTGCATTCAAGAATACAATACATTGACATTCCGGAATGGGTAAAAGTCAGATACGAAAACACAATGGAATACTTAAAGAACATTTCGAAAGGTGTTGTAAGTCTCGATGTCTCAGTCCTTAAAGATGATATATACTCAGGCGGAACAGTATTCGGTACAGGCTCAGAAGAAAACTCATCCCGACAAATATTCGGCTCTGACTCAATTTGAATGCAGTCACAAAACATATTAACGATGTCCTTCAGGAAGGAATTTTAAAAGCATACAAGGCAGGAATAAAGGACATCCTGAAGAAGAATCGAAAGGTTACTCTCAGGGTGGGAAAGGAGCCTGCCTTTGATGCGTTCAGGGAAGATGACAAGTTCAAGACTAAGCCAAAGGCGAAGACTAAGCCCAAGCCCAAGCCTAACGCATTCTATGACATTGACTACACAGCTGAAGACCTGAAAGCAATATACAACTTCAGAGTTGAGGCATTCACAGTCGCAACCATTGGAGATTTCGAATTGCAAGAGAAACTCAAAGACCTTGCCGAGAAAGTAATACGAGAGAAACAAGGTGACCTTGACTACTTCAAGTCAGAAGCCATGAGAATTTCAGACAGGTATATCAGAGGTGACTGGCTTCAGACTAACTTGACCACTGCGACAAGCTCGGCATACAGAGCTGCGGAATGGATACGATTGCAAGATCCCGCAGTCAAAGACACATACCCAGCCTATCAATACAAGACAAGAAACGATTCCCGTGTCAGAGATGAACATCGTGCAATTGCGGATAAGATATTCCGGAATCACGATCCGATTCTCAAATCCATATACCCGCCGAATGGATGGAATTGCAGGTGCTTTGTCATTCCGCTTAGTCAAGAGGAACTTAACGGAGTTGAGATTGAGAATGAGTTCCGCTCGCAAGAAGAGACAAAAAAACTGCTGAAGGAAGTATTCACAAATCCGAAAGACGAAGTCAACTTCATGCGAAATGCCGGTGAAACGAAAAGTATCTGGAAGAAGTGGATTAATGAGAAGTTGAGTGGGTTTGATGGCAATATGAAAGAATTAATCAAAGCGAAAGTCAGAGAGTATGGTGCAGGCATTGTGTCTCAACCTATTCCTGTTGTGGCATCTTCAACCAAAGTGACTGACGGATTAATGCTTGAGAAATATACGCCTGAGCAGATTGCGAATGCGAGAGCAAGATTCAATCGAGACATGACTTATAAGACCGCTGATGACTTCTATCAAGAGGGGAATATGTCTCCGAGAGAAGCTGAACGGAGAGCTGAAGACCATAACGCAACTGTGAGGAAAATTGCTAATGGGGATATTGAGCTAAAAAGAAAATGGAAGCTATGGTACTTAAATGATGAGGCGAAGAAATCTCAAAAAGCTGCGGAGAGCAAAGCGAAAATAATAGCTAACAAGACTGCATCTTCTGGCGTACTCGCTGAGATTAAGTCAGCAGGGAAAAATCTCACTGATTACTATAAGTGGTTAAACAAGCCAAGCAATATTTACCGGAAAGAATTTTTCAACAAAAAGTACACTGCTGAATCGGCGAGAGCATTCATCAACTCAACCAATTAGCTATGAGCAACCTTAACCAAATCACAGCCCGTCTCGATTCCGTCCTTGAGAAAGTCCGACAGACTGCACTCAAGACTATTGAGATTGAAGGCAAGAAGTCAATACAGCTCAACTTCATTGAGCAAGGCAGACCGAAGTGGCTTCAAAAAAAGAAGAAAGATGGCAGAGCAATACTGACTGGGAAGACAGGGAGACTGCAGTCACAAATCAATGTAGTACGCAACGATGCGACAAACACAATCTCAATCGGATCGAATCTGCCATACTCCAAGATTCAGCAGGAAGGCGGGACTATTAGCATGCCTGCTCGTACTATGGCAAGGCGGAAACTTAAGAATGGTCGCTCTGTTTTCGCATCCAAGAAACGCAACACTGGCAAGTCAAAAAGCGTGGATGTGAGTTTCTCAAAAGCATACACAATCACAATCCCTGCAAGACCGTATCTTGTAATCCCATCAACAGACTATTCGAGAATCACTTCGGCTGTGGAAAGCAGTGTGAAGAGAGTGATTACTTAGGCATATACTCATACCACTCCATCAATTATAATAGCTTATACGTCATTTATGTGCAAATTATTTTTGCACCTCAAATAAAAATAGCTTGTTTTTGAGGTTTTCCTAAAATTTGCGTCTAAAAATGCAGATTTTAGAATAAAAACGCAGTGCATACGCTGTTATCAATATTCATACAAAAAATAATTAAAATAATTTTACGAAAGGTATTGACATTAATATAATTAATACATATTTTTGTATAGAATTTAAAACTAACTAATCATGAAAAACCAAACAAAAAAT